AATAGAAGAACTGAATGAAGTGATAGATCCAGATATATTTGTAGCTATTTGAGCGGACGAAGATAGAATTCCCTGTCCTGCAGCAGATATGTAACTGCTGTCGTTGTTAAGTTGGGAAATGTTACTGCCCGATATAATAATTTTTTTCCAAGTTGCCATAAGTAAAAGATAAGTTTATAAATAAATAGTCTGTTTTTTTTTAAGAACTCCCTAAATATAGATTATATTCAGAGTCTAAATATAATCCACCAGATATGAAAGTAGGCTGTACTGACTGAGTTGTTAAGATTAAAAGTCCGTCTATAGTTTGATTATCTGTAAAAGTGTTTGATCCAGTAACTGCATATGAACCAGTAAACTGTAAAATTGAATCTACTTGACTTTGTATTGAACCGGTAAATTGTAAAATTGAATCAACTTGACTTTGTATTGAACCGGTAAATGTATTGAGTTCAACTGTTTCAGTTCCAGGCCAAATAAATTCATTAAAGTTGTATGTTACAAAGGGGAAGGAACCTCCTATATTAAGTGTGTAAAGAGCTGCGGATGAACTAACATAAAATACCTGTCCGTTCTGTAATTTTTGCTTACTAAACGAGCTGCCGGTAAGTGCATACAAATCAGATAACGTATCAACCGTTTTCCATGCACCTTGAATCTGACCTACATCGGTTAGTTTCCCGCCGGTGGTTACATTAATGTCAGTACTTATATTAATTGCCATTCTCTATTCTTATTGTGTTGATGATGGAGCCGAACCGCTCGATGCCATCAAAAAATAATTTATATCACTTGTACTATCATTTTGAGTAAATATTACTCCAAATCCTGCTTCTCCTGATACAGGGTAAGTATTACCTCCAGTGAATTGAAAATATCTAACAAATGCTGATTGAACTGCGTCTGTAATTCCTGTACCTATTCTATCTGCATAAAGTAAATACTGGCCAGGTGTAGATCCACCGATTGTATTAGTCATTGAATCTACTTGAGTAAAGTTGGCTGAACCTGATGGGAATACAATATGCATTCCTGTTTGACCTTGAGACCCGGTTGTGTGATTAACATCATTTACTAATGCTGATGTGTTACTGCCTTGTAGTGTAGATCCAGAACCGATTAAAAATACTTTATCTAATCCTAACCCAGTATAGGCAGTTGTTGTAATAACACTATCTCCTAAATTTCCTCCTACAAAAGCTGCAAAAGTTGTATTAGCATCAGTGGTTCCGTCATCATCAGAATCTCCATACATAGTCAAAGCATTTGCTTCAGAAGTTGCATAAGTACCATTTTCATCTAAATAGATATAGTATTGAGCTGGAACTCCTGCTACATTAAATGATCTATTATAGTTAGTCTGTTTACCAAAGTTATCAAATATAGAAGCACTATATGCCACTGTTCCTGCATTAATATTAGAAGCAGCTTGTATTTGGTACGATGATGAGTTAGCGTTTTGCGGTACTGCTTTTAATAAAGAACCGCTTACTCCTGATAACGACATAGAGAAAGGAGTGTCCGATTCTGTATCAGAAATTGTCACCCCTACTAAATAAGTATCAGTAGAAATAGATGCTGTAAAGTTAGCAGTTTGATCAGTGAATGTACCAGTAGGTGCAATATTTGCAAACACATTTACTGTTACGCTTCCAGACCCTACGTTATCGTATTGATCTCTAAAAGTAATATCTGTATTAATAGTATCTCCTGAACCTGTAGCAGAACCGCTTAGATTGACTGCTAGTGTAATATTACCACTATTATCTACTTCAATAGCTGCATTAGAAGATGTAAATGATTGAACTGTAGCGGAACCGTAGTTAGGTGAATAAGATACTGTTAACTGTGAAGCATTTCCTGCTCCAAATCCTGTAGCATCTCTTAATACTGCTCCACTAACTGCAGATTCTATAATATATGATGTAGTATCTCCTCCTAATGTTCCAATACTTGCTGCTGCAATAGTAAATGAATCATTTTCAGTATTTGTTCTAAATGAATGTTCATCATCTACTGAAGCTGAATAGGTATAAGTTGAAGCACTTAAGTTTTCTTTTGCTTGTAATAACCAGCTGTTACCTGATTGAATAGCATTTAACTGACTTCCTGTTCCTTCAAAAGTAACCCCGGCATAGTCTATAGTGTCCCCTTCTGTATCACTAAATGTTAAAGTGACAAGTGTTGAACCAGAACGGGCTAAGTTGGTATTTTGATTTCCAGTAGTATCTGTAAATGTAATATCTGGTGCAGCATTTTGAGTTACTATAACTGAGAAGGTAGCTGCTGTTTCTGTTAAGAAGGCATTACTTGCAGTAATCGAACCAGTTAATACTGTTCCAGCTATATCTCCAGAACCGGATATATTTCTATTTAATAGTAAGTTACCTGAACTATTAACAGAAAAGTCAGCGGTTGGCTCTACATACCAAGTTACTGCTTGATTAGAGTTGAAGTCAGCTATAGTTCCGCTAAATCCGTTTGTAGAGTCGTAAACATTATCTCCTGCTAAAGCAGATTCTATTGCATAAAACTGCTGCACTCCTGTTAATGAAGGAGCTACGTCGTCTGCGATAGGAATAGTTATAAGAGCCGAACTTGATGTTTCGTTATAAGCATCTCTTACAAAAGCTCTATAAATATATGTATCGATTAAGTCAGAGTTTAAATATACTCCAGTTTTTCTTGTTACTTCCCCAGTAGAAGAGTTTATAGTAAATGGATCTTCATGTGGATCTAAAAGCTGTCCACCTCCACCGTAAGAACCGGTCGGTACTGGTGAACCTTCTACAGATAAACTATCTAATACAAATCTATTAAATGTTATTGTGTCTCCTTCATTATCAGCTGTACCAGTGACTGTACCAGCAGATGCTCCATTACCACTATTCTCATTAACTCCGGCTAAAGTTTGTGGATTAATTGTAGGTTGTAAGTTATCTGTTACAGTAACTCCAACAAATATTGTTGAAATAGAGCCTGTGTCTTGAGCTGCTTCATAATGTTCATCGGAAGCTGTTATACTCATACTGTATGCAGTAATGGTTTCGTAATCTAACGATACAGTAGTTTGGTAAATACGTACATAGTTAGAATGTAATGACATAGAGAAGTGTCCATTAGCATCAGAACCTGTTCTAATAGTAATAGCATCGCTTTCTCCGTCGGTAAAGTATATTTTAGTTACTTCTCCAGTTGTTGCATTTTCATTTCTATTAGCATTAAAAGAAGAAATAATAGAACCTACATCACTTGTCTGTCTAAATACTGGTGCAGTGTTTAAACTTACTGTTATATAAATTGTATCCGATCTTTCTGCTCCAAATACATCGGTTATTACAACTTCTACTTCATGGGCTAGGGTACCGTCTCCTCTATCTACCGTATTAAAAGTACCATATGTAGGTATTACGTTTAATGTAACAGTTCCATCAGGAGCTATTCTCACTAGATCGTCAGTATATGCTGATGATGTACTAAATGTGAACGAATCGTTTTGAGTATCGGTTCCAGTTAATTGTAATATAGCAGAACCAGAGTCGTTAAATTCACCTACGTTAAAATAAGCACTAGCAGTAAAGTTAAATTCTGGTGCAGTGTTAGTGAAAAATATTTTTTCTAAAAATTCATGTACGCTACCTGATGTTCCGGCATTGAATGATGCACTAAACATATCCCCCATATAAGGGTTGGTAACTATTCTATTACCGTCAAATGTACCACCAAAGCTAAAGTCAGCTGCTGCTGCTGATGCAGAAATATAGGTAGGGTCAACATAAGATGCACTATCTGCCTGTACTGCATGTGAAGAAGATACTTCATTTACTATTTCATATGATGCTGATAGTGCATATGATGCAGTTAAAGCATTAATTGCATAAGAAGCAGTAGCAACAGATAAAGAACCTGTTGTTGCATCCGTTATATATGAAGAAGTAGAGGAAGTTAGACTATCTACTTGTGTTTGTATAGATGAAGTAAATGAATTGAAAGTGTCACTTGATACATCTCCAACAGAAGAAGTTATAAATCCAAAGTCTTCAATTTGTTGAGATGAAGATATAGTACCTGCCGGGGTAGTATCTCCACCAAATCCTAAATTAGCAGCAGATTCTGAAGTAAGAAACCCTGAAGAGCTGATTTGCGCAGATGAAGTAAAAGCTCCTGAACTGGTAGTGAGGTAAGAACTGGTTACTGCGGTTAAAGAATCTATATCACTCTTTAAAGATCCAGTTTTAGCTTCTAAAGAAGTTACTCTACTATCTATTGATCCGGTAAATATATTAACTGAAGAGGAATGACTATTGAGAGGTTGTAAACTAGCAGAACCGACATTACCTGCTTCTATCGAAGCAATACGTTCATTAAGAGCTACACCATTTATATACAGATCACTACCTGACACATTTAATCCACCGGAATATGGCTGCAAAATGGTCTGACTGCTCGCTGAAGAAAAAAGTAACGAACCGGAGAGTTCACTTGTAAATTTAGTCATTATTTATTTTTTTTTAGCGTAACCTCCTTTAGAATAAATATCTCTTAAACTATTCTTACAGTAGATTCTAAATTAATTTTTATTGAACTTTTAGAATAAATCTTTTTAGAGTTTACTAGTTCAGCATTGTAAGCATCTGTAACTATATGACCTAGTAGGTTTATATTAAATTCAGTCTTTACTATACGATCGTTTCCTTGAACAAGTTCTGCAGAAGTTGTATAAGTATCGATCATAGCTCTAAATCTAAATTTAGAAGGGTCTCCCCAGTAGGAATCAGATGCGAAATTAATTCCTTCTACTATTTTATTATTCTGTTCCATATAATCGGTAAATATAATGCACGAATATACTATATTAACGTAATCAGGAACAGCAACAGCGTAGTACTCCTTAATAGGTTCTCTATTATTCAGTAATCCAAACTTATCATATACGTTTTTACTTGAAAATTTCTTTTCAAATATACCATAGTTTATAGGTCTATTGCCATCTAACTTGTTTCCAAGGTTTCTATTCTTTTCTATACTGTCTCTCCTGAATACGATAAGAGGAGCTTGCATTTTACCGTTTTTATCGCGGTAATACCCGTCTTTCTGCATTGCTGCCCAACGTTCTGGTGAACCATATACCAAAGGAACGTTCTTAGTTTTGCCATTCTGAATAACAGAAGGTTTTAAAACTTCATTAAAGTAGTAAAATATAGCTTCATCTATATCTTTTATACCTACTTTTAGAGTATCAACACTGTCATTATCTACTCTACGCTGATTTTCTCTATTTTTAGAGGTATCAAGAGGTGCTTTACTTTTTAACTCAGTATGAGTATCAGGATTCTTGTATGTAGTCAAGGAATCTTGTGATATTTCTTCTTGATTTTTCGGTAGTAGAGGTTTTTGTGCCATATTATACTGTTTCAGTTATTCCAACTCTATCTGCTCTTGTAAGATGACAGTCAACTATTATAGAAAGGGTTGATCCAAAGCCTCCGGCATAGGAAGCTAGGTTATATTGATTATCTCTACCTAAAAATAATTGATTTTCACGGACTGTGTCTACTTCATAAAAGTCATTATGCCATTCTACTATGTCTCCTACCTCAGGAACTACTGATACATCTACTAAATCTTGTCTTATAAAGGCAAAAGATGCTTCTCTGCCAAGATCCGGTCCAAAATCTTGTATATCTATTACTTGATCCCCTCTTGTTATAAGACAGTTAAGTTTTACTGCATTCCAGAACGATTTCTGAAGTGCTTCACCGTATAAATTAACGTCTGTATCCTCTAAACTGAGTTTATGGTACAATACTTCCTGTTCTACTATGTCTTTTAGTAGTTCTCTGTTAATATTAACAAGTAAATCGAAGTCTCTGTTAGATCCAAATAGCATATTAGTATTCTCCTGGGCGTTTCATGCGTTCAACTGAGTTAGTTGCAACTTTAAACGCGTTTATTTCTACATATTTACTCATTGCATTTTGTTTAAGCGATTCAAACGCCTCAGATGCGGGTTTTTGAGTAATAATCTTTACCTTAAAGGTATACTTCTTTGTTACTTCATCAGATCCTGCAATAGTACATGTAGTTACGCCAGGGAGTGCACGGATTAGGTCGGCTAATACAGAAGGACTTGTATCTCTACTGATTACCTGTACCATAGCACGGTATGGAGTATAAATTGCTTCGCCTAATATTATATTTTTAAGTTTCATTAGCCTATATAGATAGTCATTGGTATATCACCAAGGGTTTTTCTTAAATTTTCACTCTCATTTGCTTTCCTTTCTAGTTGAGACTGTCTAGAAGTCTGATCAAGCATCTCTCTTAACTGAGTTAATAGATTTTCTTTTTCAGTTCTTGCGTCTGCAAGTAAGTCGGCTTGGTTTAAAGTAGCTTCTGATCCGGGTACAGGTACTGTTTGGTACTTTCCTCTTATATACGCAAGTAGTTCTTTAGCTAATGCTAATGTGTAGCTGAATACCCACTGCCTACCTACACTATTGAGGTGTGAATATGTTGGATTGGAGTAAGGAACTTCAGCAACTGTAGTTATTTCATCTGTACCATCTAAGAAAGATGCAGCTTTTTTATCTTCTACTTTGTAGTATTCAAACCTTAAATTACTTGCTTGAACTGGGATAGGGAATATCTTTAGTCTGTTATTTACTATTTCAAAGGAATAGTTAGACCTTCTAATCTGATCATTAAATTCTATAGCTTGTACTTTTAGTATATCGTAAGAAGCTGGCATTAGTAGGAAGTTTACTCCAGGACTATAAGATCCGAAGTCAAAAGCATCCATCAATGACTGTATTCCTGTACCGGTACCTGCGTATGGATCGAAATAGCGTAAGATGGCTGGTGGAGCTTCGTAAAACACTCTTCTTATTTCGATACTTCCGGTTATTGCCTCATTTTGTGCCCAAGTATCGAGATTATAATCCTGTATTGATGCTGTAAGAGCAAGTGAACCTGTGTATCTTGTCACATATCCTCCTACTTCAGCTTCTGTACCGTAATTTTTACTGATATTTACTATTCTATCTAAGGTAGGGTTAACTATTTTCTTGTTTGCACTACTTCC